TGTTAAGGGCTGATTGCCTGTCGCCGTCGCTGAAAAAGTCAAATAGTTGGTTGCGCCAGTGCCTGCCGACAACGCCACGTTTGTTGCATTTGTGGCTGTTCCTGCGGTTGCCGCATTCAAGTTTGCCACTTGTGTGGTACTGGTTACAGTCAATGGCGCAGTACCAGTTGCCACAGTTGAAATAAGCGTGCTTCCAGTGACGGCCTGTGTTGATGTAATTGCCGCTCCAGTGCTCAAGGTGTTGGTTGACCAAGAAGTACCCGATGGAATGCCAGCGTGGTAATCCCAAGATCCTGCGGCTGTTGAATTGCTCAATAAGCTGACGGTTATAAATGCGCCAGACTGTACGGTGACAATCGTCGTGCTTGAATTGTTTTTGACAACAATTGTTCCGCTACTTTGATTGTTGTTGAATGTGAAATCCGCACCGCTTGGCAATGTGGTTGCATCAGGCAACTGGTATGTCTGACCACCTGAGCCAGTGACAACATAGTTTGGAACCGAGGCGGCTGTAAGTACAGTTGTAGTTCCTGCGGCGGCAACATTTGAATAGCCTTCAAAAATTGAGTTGACCGTTTCATTGTTGTTGGCATCTCTTACGGTAATACCATTTGCCGCATTGGTTGTGTTGCCCAATGCAGTTACAACACCTGTGCCTGTTGTAGTGGTTGCTGGAGCCGCACCTGCGCCACCGCCAAGCACAATTGAATTTGCCGCCAAAGCCGCACTGGTTGCCCATGTGGTTCCACTTGAAAAGTAGGGAATACCGCCACTTGTACCTGCCACAGTCAGCGCCAAAGTGCCAGATGTAGTGATGGGCGAACCGCCTACTGAAATGATGCCGCCAGTAAATGTTTGGGCAACAGATGTAACTGTACCGTTAGCATTTGTTGACAAGGTTCCAGAGGAAAATGTAAGGCCACTTCCAATGGTTACGCTACTGAAGCCACCTGAACCATTGCCGTACAAAATTGCAGAGCCGCTTGTTGCAGGAGCGTAATCAGTACCAGAAGTTGCGGCGCTGATTGCAGTTCCATTGCCTTTAATAATTCCAGTAATTGTAGTTGTCAATGTAATGGCTGGAGTGCTGGTTGGATTTGCAACAGTTCCTGCAAATCCATTTGCAGACACAACAGACAAAGTTGTCACAGTACCGCCGCCTGATGCGCTGACAGCATTTTGAACAAATTGAGTAGTTGCAAGTTGTTGTGAGGCTGTTCCATTTGATGCAGTAGGGGCCAATGGAATGCCTGTGAATGTTGGGCTGATGCTCAAAACCACACTACCAGTACCAGTTGTTGATGCGCTGGAAGCCGCTGTGGCACGTCCGTAGGCATCAAAAGTCACATTGGATAGCGTATATGAGCCAGCAGTTACTGTTGTCGTAGCCAAGCCAATTGTTGGGTTTCCCGACGCTCCATCTCCATTTGTGATGCTAATTTGCCCAGATGTTCCTGCAATAGACCGAGTGCTTGCTGTGCCTGAATTTAAACCAACTAAACCACTTGAGCCAGACAATGAATTGATGTTGGCAAGAAATGATCCAAGAGAAACAGTGGGATTGGCAGATACTCCATCGCCATTGGTTACACCCAAACCTGTTCCTACGGTGATTTGGCGTGCTGTAACTGTGTTTGCGTCCGTCTTGACTTGTATTCCAGTTCCAGCAGAGTCCAAGCTCTGAGCCGCGCCAGTCAAGTTGATCTGCATCGTGCCCTGAGCGCCGCCATCGGTCAAAGACAAGCCACTGCCTGTCGCCAGATAGCGTGAATTTGCCAGAGATGGTTGCTGGGTGGCAGTCAGGAATGTTTGAGTCTGCGTGGGCTGAACAGCAATTGCGCCAGTTGTGGTTTGAACTGTGACGCCGTTTTGAACGATAGGGACAAGCTCAGAGCCAGTGATAGCGCCTGCTGATGGTAATTGGGTGATGGTTATATTTGCCATTTATTGCCCCGGTGATGGACTCAAGGTGTCAAGGTTTCCGTTGTTCTCAGGTGTCTGTACGTTCTGTTCTGGCGACAAATCAAGCTGATTGTTGCCAGTCGTAATAATTGCGTCTGGATCAACAGCCACACTAACATCTGGACGGGGAAATTTTAGGTTGATTCGCTCAGTTTTGCGAGCAGGAAGACGATATGGATCTTTCTGATCTGCGCAACCTTGCTGGCACACGGAAAGACCCGGGAAATTTGGGTCTGGCATTGCTTCGTCGATAGCCCTCTTCATGCGGCATCTGTCGCAAATAAAAATGGCTATCGAGGAATTGCCAGTGGTGTCGAGGAATCTTGGCATGATTACCTCGTGTAAACGCTGATATTTGGAGCAAAATAAATGGGTGATTTGTCGCGTTCTTCTTGTTCAGCCATGTTGAAGTATTTTTCGGCTTGGCCTTCGAGGTAGCCAATTCGAGCCGCATCAACGCCGGGCAGGATCTGAGCCATCTGGTGGGCCAGCATGTTCTGGATTGCCATCAGCCAGCGGTCAGGGATTGCCAACTGCCCACTCAGCTTGCCCACATCTTGAATCTGCGAGGAATACCAGACCACCATTTGAATGTAAGGGTCAGATGGGGTGGGCCACAAAGTGATGGTGGCTTGCGGAATGGTGCGGTTCAGCCAATATTGGTATGGCTGGTTTGCAGTGAAATTCTTGTTTGGCAGGTTGGTGTAGTCATCCCGATTCAAGCGAGCCATGGTGATTTCGGTGCTGTTTGTGCCGAAATACAGTTCCCGCAAAGCCAGAGTAGTGCCGCCCGTGGCGCGCATGCGGTAGTAAATGTTGTTCGCGCCGGGGTCGATGTCATTCCAAACCCACTGGCTGTCAGTCACGGTCTCGGCTGTCCCGGTGTACAAAGTCTTCCAAGTTGAGCCGTCAGACGATGTCTCCAGCACATAGTTCCAAGTCTGGCTACCGCCGCCCGAAATATATGGCATGAAGCCCACGGAGCCAATGTAGTTGGGCGAGCCCGTGCCGTAAGTGATTGAGATGTTGCCGTTGGCGCTGGTTTGCTGACAGTAGGTGCTCAAGTCGCTGTCAAAAGCATAGACAGCCGTGCCGCCTGCGGAGCTTGCATAGCTACCGATTGGGCGTGTCATGCGTCGGTACAGGGCGTTCAAGACGTCGTTGCCACCCACAGGGAGCAAATACTCATACTGGTCGGCATTCAGGCCATAAACCTGCTTTTTGATGGCGAAATACTGAATGCCTTGGTTGATCAGGTTGCTGAGAACGTAAAAAAGAGACCGCTTGGCAGACAAAACCTGTTCGTCGGTCAACTCCTCTGCCAGTTTTCCGGCGCGACGTGCTCCATCATCAATCAGATTTTGGACTGTGATGACCGTTTGTCCGACTGTGCCTGAGTACGCCATTTTTTACCTTACCAATCAGAGTTTTTCTTGCCTTTGGGAGCAGTTGAGACACTGCAATGATCCAAGTTAATTGCACCGCCCTTGGCTTTGTTCCATGGCCTTGGCTCACCGCTGTAGTTGCCAAAGCCGTGACCAGCTTTTTGCATTGCCATAACCTTGTCGTAGCCAAGGCCGCCATACAAAGAATAAGGTTTTGATGGCTTGGGTTCTGGTTTTGAATCAGACTTGCCAGATTGCATGCGCTCCATGGCGCTTTCAACTGCTGATTTAACTGCTGGGCTTGATTTCAACATGATGATTCCTTACCAGTTGGGAGAAGACTTGCTTTTCTGGTGCGTGGACACCTTGCAGTCGCTTAAATCAACCTTGCCACCTTGCTTGTACTTGTTGAGGTGAAACGGTTGCACAGAGTTTTGTGTGCCAACAGTACCACCATCGCTTTCTGCGGGAGGCTCTGGCACATCTGGTGTTTCAACAGTTGTATCTATTGGCATGACTTTTCCTTTACCAGCCGGGGCAATTCCAGCGTTTCAATGATGCTTTTGCTCTTGGTGCGTCACCCTTGGAGTGCTCGACCACACCGCTCATTCTGGCGCAGAAAGAATCCTTGCGAGCGCCGCCTTGGGGCTGTGGAGCCTTCAGATGCGAACCAGTCTCCCGGTTGTACTTCTCACGGCCTTTTTCGGTCAACCCAGCGCCTCTGGACTCAGGAAGCTTCTCGCCCCTGCCAATGGCAAGAGAGACGCCTCCCTTGCTCATTTTGGCTGTTTTGGCTGATTCTTTGAAAGCTTCAGCAGTTGGAGCGCCTTTTGCACCCGGCTTGCGCATGCGCTCACCAGAGCCTTCAGCGATTCTTTCTTGTTTTCGATGAATATTTTCATACAAGCCTCTTTTAGCCATGATTACCACTCACACTTTCCGCCACCCGCCTTTTTTTGTGGCGCGGCGCGTTTGGTGCTGTAGGCAATTGCCACGGCCTGCTTGACGGGACGCCCAGCTTTGACCTCGGTGGCAATATTCTTTTTGAAAGCTTTCTCGGATTTTGATTTGATCAATGGCATATAGCCTCCTTATGCTTGTGATTCTTGCCAAGACAAACGAGCAAATGCAGTGCCGTTTGAACCAATCTGACTGACAGTGACATACAAAATGTCGGGGCCATCAGGATAGGTTCCTGCTTGGCTTGTGGGCACTGTGTTTGTCAAGCCGCCACCCAAAATGCTATTACCAAATGGCGCAACAGAAGTCAGATCCAAAGTGGTTTGGCCTGCAGTGTTGGTAAAGAACGCCGCGATTGACTCGCCGCCAGTAATGGTGGTTGCCGTATTGGTGTTGGTCGACACTTGCACAATTGATGTTGTGTTGGTGTTGTTTTGTGTTGGAGATGCAAACGAAGTGAAGCCACTTGTACCGCCAATCACTCCATTCAGAATGAACTGCACCAAGTAACTGGTTGTGGTCAACATAGCAATCTCACGCATTTGCAATTGCAGGCGGTTGATAATTTCCTTGACGCCCAACGTGCCAACAGTTCCGTTGTCAACAGAGGGTGCGACACGAATTGCCATGATTGGCACTGCGGTTGTACTGGTTGTTGAAACGGCTGAAGTCATGCCGTAGTTGTAGATCAGCGAAACATCGTTTGTAAATCCGCCGTCCATAACTACTGATGAACCCCAATGTGACAGCATTGCGGCTGAATCAGGCGAAGAGTATTCAACAGAGATTGGGGCTGTGGCTGAATATGTGAATGCAGTAGCAGATGAGCCACCTGTAGCGCCACGAGTTAATCCAGTCAACGAGGTTGATGTCAAGCCTGTATAGGTCACATATTCAATCGTGCCAGATACGCCATTACCAATAATCCTTGCAGTTCCGCCTGCTGGATTAAAGCCTGCTGTACTCAACACGTTGATTGATGTGTCCGAAACGCCAATGCTTGATGTGATCGTGGTCAAAGGCAATACAGTGTTTTGCTCGTAATGCGATGGCAAGTTGCCTGAGCGCATGTAAGCCTGATATTGCACGTTGTTGTTTTGAAAACCGTACACATAAATGATTTGACCATTTGTTGCTCGGAAGCCAAATCGAGCAACGCCTGCTCCATACCAAGAGTAGTCCATGTAGAACATCTGCACTTTGGTCAAGTCAAGGTTATAGCCGGATGGATTGGAAATTGAATTTGATCCATCGCAAACATCCCACCATTGCGATTGAGGAATTTTTACCTCAACAACTCTGGAGACCAGCGCATTTGCAATTGTTGATCCACGATACTCTGGAGTGATATACAACTGAGTGTCGCTGGTGATTGTGGTCACCCGATGTGTTTGACCACGAATGACAATGTAATCACCCACAACCAATTGAGTAGTGAATTGGGTGTTGCTACCTGTCACCAAAGAACTGTTTTGAGTTGCACTCACGGTTCCTGTAATTTGGTTCACACTGTTGCGAAGCACGCAATACATGGTTTGACCATCAAACTGGAAAAACATTCCGTTTTGGCTGTCAAAAAATCCAATCTTGTTGCTTGCGCCATACCAAGAATATGGGCTGACGTGAGGAATCAAAGGAACAGTGCTTGTTGCAGGCGATGCTGAAGGGGCTGACAAAGCTGTGTAGGTAAATACCAGCGCGCTTGATACAGCAGTAATCTTAAAAATGCCGTTATAAGCCGCTTGATCAAATCCAGACACTTGAACATAAGTTCCAACAGTCAAGTTGTGAGGTGTCTTACTGGTAACAGTGACTGTTGTTCCAGATGATGTCAGTGTTGTAAACGCAATCTGCGGCTTGATGATTGTTCCAGTGGAAAACTGGATGCCCTTACCTGACTGGTAACGGAAGTAACGACGAGTCTGACGGAACAACTGTTGGTTTGGCGTGTTTGCGCCAGCAGTGAAGTTGACTGAACCGTCATAAGCATGGCAATCAACCCAACCCACGGGGCGTGCATACAGGTTGGTTTGACCAGCAGTATTGGCAATTGTGGTGGATGGCGTGCCATTCACGTTGGTGAAAGTGAAAGTATTAGCAGTCGGCGTAGTAACTACGATTTGAGAACCATTAATTTGAGTCGCTGTGCTTGGGCCAGTTGTTCCTGTAACGTAGATTGCGGAGTTTGCCGATAATCCATGAGGGAACGAAGTGGTCACAGTAACTGTAGAGCCACTGAAAATAAATGCAGTAGTGCCAGTCAAGGCAATTCCGCAATTTGAATATATGTAGCCTTGATAGCAATATGTCGATGCGGCTGAGTAGTTGTTGGCTGTGGTGACTGCGTTTTGTACCTGAACAGTAATAGACGTACCAGCAGAGACGCCTGTGACCACATAAGCCCAACCTTGAGCATTAGGGTCAATGGTGTCTTCAATGAAAAATGGAGTGCCAGTGGCGACAGTTACGTTTGAAGAAAACGTAATGACCAATTGGTACTGGTTTGCTTGGTTGCCTGTAATTGCCGACACAGGTAATGCGGCATTTGGCAAATAGTACAAAGATTGACGGTTGTTTTGCAGGGAAAGCTGTTCCCACTTTGTAGGCTGTTGACCGTATTCAAAATCGGTGTCAATAAGTGATTGAGGTGTCGAGACGCGAATCTTATCGACAGCATCGTATGCGCCTGAGCGTTGCGCTTGTTGAAGACGCAGTTGATTGTCCGTGCTTGACGTTGGGCCTGTATAGACTGAGAGTTGTGACATTATTTCACCTGTGCATTAAAAAAGCAGGGGCCGTAGCCCCCGCCGTTTACTTTTTGACGCTACCGCCACGTTTTTGTGCAGGAGCAGGGGCAGAATTTTTATCTGTCCTGCCATAGCTTCCAGAAGGCGCAAAGTTGTCATTGATGAAGTTTTTTACGCCGTTGTACATGGAGCGCGGAACGTCCAGCACTTGGTTGCGTAATTTTTCATTGTCTGCTTTGTCTTGCGCTTGCTCAGCTTTCCTACGAGCTTGTTCACGAGCCACTACTGCATCGCCGCCATCTTCAAAGCGGCGGACTTTGCCGCCATGCTTGAAAGTGCCAGACTGAGCAGTGTTGACTACAGGACGTGCTCTTGGACGCTCAGGGTATGCCACGGGACGACCAGCGTCGTTAACACTGCCCCCCGTGGCGTAGGCTTTTTTTGAGGCTTTACCTCCGTGCTTGTAGCCACCAGCATTGGCTTCTTTAACTTCGCCAGTTTTGGTGTTTACAACGCCTTTTGGTGTGCCATTGGCGGGGCGGTGCTCCCAATCACCTTCGGGGACAGTGCCGCCGTGAGCGTAGTGGTGTTTTGCTTTACCGCCATGCTTAAAGCCGCCAGCGTTGCTCACGCGAATGCCACCAGTGCCATGAGCTTTGTCGGCTTTGTCGCCGTCATGCATCTCGGTCTTGACGAATTTGCCTTCATTGCCTTCAATCGTGCCACCAGCCGCATAGTGATGCTTCTTGTGGGCATGACCGCCGTGCTTGTAGCCGCCAGCATTGGCCTCTTTGATGCCCTTTGTGCCGTGACGACGATCAGTTTTATCGCCATCATGCATTTCAGTGCGCACATAAGGCTTCTCATCATTTTCGATGGTGGTCATGGTCTCGAAAGCTTCCGCTTTCTTTTGCAAGCCGCCGCCAGACTTCAGCTTCAGGTGAGTGCCTTTGCCGCCTTTGTGCTCTTGTGCGTCATGCTCTTTGAAAGCCTTTTTGATCATGGCTTTGTCTTGAGCCATATCGCCGCCTTTAGCCATGCCGCCCTTTTTCATGCCGGGTTGCAAGCCAGCGGGTGCGCCAGCCATAGCACGCTGAGCCATAGCACGACGAGCCAAAGCTTGACGAATAGCTGGGTTTGCCATTGCCGCCATCATCTGAGGGTTAGCCATGGGTGCGCCCATCATGCCGCCGTCGGCTTTATGAACCACTTTGCCGCCTTTTTTCATCAAAGAAGCACTCATAGCTTTCTTGCGCTCATGCATAGAAGGCTTCTTGGGGCTTGCGCCGTGCTCAGCTTCCATGACCTCATGGTGCTTGGCGTGACCGCCATGAGCCATGTGATGCATAGACTTGTGACCATGCTCTTCTTTGGCTTTGTGCTTTGAATGCACATGACCGCCCTTTTTCATCTTCAGGATGACAGAAGGCTCATCAGTCATCATCTTTGGCATTTGGCTAAAGCCGCCTGCACTGTCTTTCTTTGTAGCCATGACTACCTCCTATTAGGCTTGATTTACGCCAAGAGCGCCGACGCGAGTTGCGTTGGGGCCAACAGCAATAGCAGGAACTGCAATCGCCATCACCAAACGACGTGAGCCGTTGGTTGCGTTGGTTGCAGGCAAGAAAGTTCCGCGAACATCGCCAGTGGTGCTGGTTGCAGTTGCAGTCATGTCGGCGTTAACCAACGTGCCAGAGTTCAAGCCAAGGGTGTTTGCCCAGCTTGCACTGACAACGTAACCAGCATCAATCACCCGAACTGGCAAACCCAAAATGTCGGTTGTGCCAGCGGTAATGGTTGTGCCAGTTGCACCTGCGGCGGCAATCGAAACGATCTGATAGAAAGCTTTTTTGCCGTTGACTGCGGTGCTGACTGCGGCACTGGAAGTAATCACTTCAGTCATTGATTGACCGTAGTAGTCATAACCAGACACGGTCATGTTTTGAGGAGCCACGCCCAAAGTGAAGGTCATGGTCAAAGTGCCGCCATCCGATGCGCTGGTTGCAACTGCCGCGCCTGCCGTGGTGGTCAGGATGGCAGTGGTAGCTGTAACAGCAGTCAGTATGTAGGTTGTGGGGTTGCTGTAACCAGTGATTGAACCAGTACCACTAGCCGCGCCTGACACAGTCACACGTTGACCAGAAACCAAACCTGTTTGCGATGTAAAGGCAATCTTGCCGTTTGCGCCAGTGCCAGACACAGTCACAGAAGACAATGTCGCGGCGGCGGCAGTGCCGCTTACAACTTGCAATGCGCGAGGCACATCAAGCTGAATCACGGTTGTACCGTCAGCGCGAATAACTGACTTGGCAGAAGTGCCTGCGGTCAATGTCAAGTTACCAGCGGCGGCGGGGGTTTGCGAAGCGGCAATGTTTGCGGCTTGCAATGTTTGTGGAATGGTGTCAAACACATAAACACGGCCCAAGGGGCCAACACCCAGCGACATTGGTGCAGGATCGCCCAACAACGCATTGCCAGAAGCATACATGGTCGTGTTGGACGACACAGTGGATGACTGAGACAAGGTGTATGTGTTTTGACCAGAACTGTTTTGACCAGTTGCGGCAGTGATATAGGAGTTAGCAGTTACGCTAGAACCTGTGATGTACTGTCCAACCACCAAAGCGTCACCAGACTGAGTCGAAACAACAGTCAAAGTGGTGCTAGAGATTGTTCCAGTAAAAACGGAAGTGGCGGCTTGCGTGCCAGTACCCATATAGGTTTGACCGCTGTTGCCACCTAAAAAGATGTCATCTGCAAATTGAGGCATGGTCTGCTCCTTGAAAAGTTTGACCGATGTTAAAAAATGGGGAGAGGTTTTATCCCCTCCCCGTTTTGGCGTTGATTAAGCGCCGGGTGTGCCGTACATGGCACGCCAGTCGGTGAAGCCAACGTCGTAACGCTCTGTGGCCTTGTAGCGCATAGAGTCAGTCTCGAAGTCGCCTTCCATGGTTTTCTCCAAACGACGACGCATCAAAAGCTTCATACCTTCGGGAGCGTCGGTCTGAACCCACCATGCGGTGCTGGAAGTCAAACGTGACAACACAGCCGCGCCTTCGTCCAACAAACCGATGGACTTGACGGGGTTAATGTCGTTGTTTGCATTGCCAGTACGCAACACAGATTTCAACAAAACTTCAGCTTGGAAGATATTGCCGGGGGCCACCACCAATTGGCGGGGAACCAGACGAATACGCTTGCCGTTGTTGTCAACTGCTTGGCGGATTTGAATCAGCATCTGTTCGAGAGATGTTTGAGACAAAACAGCGGCGGTGGACAACTGGTTGCTGACAGTACCGTTGACGATGGGGTGGGCGGTGCTGATCAAAGACACGCCGTCGCCACCGGGGTAGCTGGAGTTGAACGCAGTGTTCAGCACGTTTGCTGACAACAATTCTTTGGTTTCCACCAAAGATTGAGCCAAGTGGCGTGCATAAACCTGACCGATACGGATGTGATCACCGTCCTCGTACAACACTTTGGTCAAAGCGAAGGCCAAGCCATACACCTTGTACACATAGCGTTTCAAGAACAGGACGCCACCTTGTTGATAGGTAACGGGAGTGCCATCAGGTAACTGAGGGGCGGCTCCGAAACCGTACAGGACGGGTTCTTCGTGGTAGTTGCGTGGGATGCCATCTTGCTCGCGGAACACACGGCTCCACTCGTCGGCACGTTGGTCATAGACTCCGTCAAAACACTCGTTGAGGATAGGCTCAACGATTGAACGAAAGTCCGTACTGCGCATTGGTGCGGCCATTATTTACTCCTTAGACGACAGCAGTAGTTGCCGCATTAAATTGTGTATATGACATCACAACACGAACAATCGTGTATGCGTCACCCCAAGCGTTGTCTGGATATGGAGCCAGATCAACAACACGCATTTGTCCTTGAGCGCCGTTAGATTGTGCAGAAGCAGAAGCCAAAGTTGCTGTAGACAGACCAGTGGTCGTAGAACCAGAGGTAATTGCACTGAAGTTGTATTCACCACCGACGGTGGTTTGCGCCATAGATCCGTCAGCCTGAATTTCATAAACGATGTTGGGATCGTTGTAGAAATAAGCAACGCATGAACCAGTTTGGAATGCAGTGCCAGAAGGCCAGTAGTTAGACACGCGACGACGACCAGTAGTGTCGGTGAACTCAACACCAGCGAACGCACCAGTGACTTGGTAGCCAGAGGAGGCGGCGCTGTTGCCGGGTGTACCAGCGGGGATGATCGTGCCGTTTGCCGCGCCAGTTGAGCCAACTGTGGCGGCGACTGAGTAAACGACAGGTTGGCCTTTGAGAATGTTGACAGCCAAGCCTGACGTAATGCCGTTGGCAAGCGCCTGAGCGCGATCCAGACCAGAAGGATGGAACGCAGGGCGCAAACCGAACGGAGCGTTTGATGAAGACATTGTCTTGCTCCTTTAAGTTAAAAATTACCCGTGAAAAACGGGAACTCTTGCGGATTGCTGATCAAATGTGCCCATACCCTCGCCCTCAACGCTCACAAGCGACTTTCCGTTGCTGTCTCGCTGTCCTTGCAGGCTTTCTATTTGGATTCGGATTTTGTCCTCTTCCTCTTGCGGCTGTTCATGATGCATGTGCAACATGTATTCCTGATAGACATCCATTGGGAGTTTGAAAAGCAACATCTCGTTGCATGAGATGTAACCAACATGCTCGCCAGACTTGACTCGGTAGTCTTCGTATCCGGGCAATTCCTCGGACTTAACCGGGACGTAACCAAGACGAATTCGCTTGTCAATGCTGTCGTAGCTATTTGTTGATGACAGCCAGCATAAATGCCAACCATCGAGGCCCGGTAGTTTGGGCAATGCTGATTGCGTCCATTCTTCGCTCCACATGCGTTTACGTTCCTGCGTAGAAATGAACTTTTCTTCTGGAGCTTGGCGGCTTGCGTCCTCGCTTGCGCGTTCATTGCGACCACCAGCATTCAGAGATTTTTTGAGTCTTGTTTCAGCCATGATTAGTTACCTTCCATGTTTCGGGCTTGTTGTGCATAACGACGGATCATTCGATTGCGGGCTTCGACGTTATCCCACATTCCCGCTTCCTTGATTGCGCTCACCATTTGGGGTGAGAGCGTAAAGGTGCGGTTTGAACCACCAAAAGAGGCTGACGCTTCGCGTCCTGAACTTGCCACTACATTCCTTGGTTTTCTAACAGGCGAACTTTGCTCTGCGACACCATTGTAGCGATGGGGCAAGTATTTTTGCAAGCGGTTATCGAGTTCGTCCCAATAATCGCCTTCGGTTGGGTTCCAACCCTCTGCCACCAACTCTTCATCAATCGTCTTTGCGATCTTGCTGTCGGCGTCGGACAGGTCAGGTTTGTACCAGTCATTGCGCTGAATCCACTTGGCGGCTTGGTGTTGCATCCGGGGATCTGGCGCTTGTTGCGAATGATTATTAACTTGAGGTTTAGAAGCATTGTTTTTAACTCCAGCTAAATAATTCAGGCGCTGTCTGGCTTCAAACATGGCCTCTTGGGCTTGGATCATGGCTTCGCCATCACCAGCCGCTGTGGCTTCCGAGATTTTCATCTTGGCGTATTCAAGGCGCAGGCCCTCGTCTTCGATCTGTTTGTCAAGCTGACTCATCTCGGAGTAGCGAGTTTTTTGCTCCACTTCTGCCAGTCGGCGGGCCATCTCATCGTTCTGACGCTTGAGAACTTGAAGTTGCAATTCGCGCTCTTTATTGGTGTTGCGCCATAGTTCTTTTTTGGAGCGGCGCTTGGCCCGCTTGGCGGCACGCATGGCCTCAGTGTCGTCAGGATGATCTGGATCGTCATCATCTTCGGCAACTTCACGAGCTTCACGGGCTTCACCGCCCTCGGCTTTTTTCTCAATGACCTCTATGTTGTCATCGAGATCGTCACCCATGTCAATGTCGTTCGGAAGGTCAACTACTGCTGAACCGTCCTTTTCTTCCTTGACTTGGATCTCTATCTCTTTTTTGTCGTCTGACATGGTTGCTCCTTAAACAAAGGCTTTGAAGGACAAGGGGTTGTCCGTGACCTTTGCAATCAACTCGTGGTCGTTGATGGTCATGAACAGTACGGGATCTTCGTCGTCGTCGCCGGGTGCAGGGCGCTCCCAACGGTCTCCGCCCCACTTGGGGACTCGGACATAGTCGCCAATCTCTGCCCATGAGCCCTCGGGCCATGAGGCCATGGTTTCACGATTTTTGAAGGCGAGGGGGCCGATGGCTACGACCTTGCCGATCATGTTGTTCCACTTCTCGTTCTCCTTGGTCTCTTCAACCAAGATGATCTTGCCAGCGGTTTTTTGTTTGATTCGGCGGAGTTGGACGATGACTCGTCCTCCAAATGGGCTCTGTCCGGGTTTGACATCGGGGAAGGCCCAGCTAAGCTCGTCAGCAGACGGCAAGCTTTCATCACTCTCGATGAGAGTAATCTCTTTTTCACTCATAGTTTTCTCCAAAACGCGCATTTTTCAGCGCAAACACGCACATATTTCAGTGCAACGGATCGGGGTATCTCAACTCCGGCTTTCTTCTTCCAATTTCTGATTGATCATTGCCAGAACCCATGCGAGTCCTACGTTTTCACCAACCATCCTTTGATAGGACTCCCATGTCGAGGCATTACCCTGCGCCAATGAGACCCCTATCTCAGCTTGTCTCAGCTTGATCATGTGGATCAGTTCTGAGGTCATTTCTTCTTTAAGGCAGACAAGCCACCTTGGGGTTTAGAAGATTTTGATTGAGGTGCGCTACCGCCTTTTGGGGTGTAGCTTGAGCCATCGAGCTTCTCGCCCATGGCAAGACGCTTGTGCTGAGGCACATTCAGGCTTTTTTGTTCGTTATCAGATGCCATTTGGCACTCCTTGTGGTGGTTGTGGTGGTTGCGGCGCGTTTTGCGCCAAATCTAGCTGAGCTTGCCCCAAATTTTGAATAGTTTGGTGCGTCAGCTTTGCATTTTCGATGGCAATCTTTGCTTGGATGTCCATCTGATGCTCTTGTTGCTCCGCTTGCAGTTTTTGGGCCGCAAATTGAGCGTCGGTTTGGTCTTTTTGTTGCTTGCGCTGTGTCTCTGCCATGCTGGTGTCCTTGACAACCTGCGCATCTGGCGGCAATTGAGGCTTTGGAGCAAATTGCTGGGCACGTTGCATCAATTGTTGCAATGCAGGCATGATTTGCTGGAACACTTCGCTCGTATCCAAGCTCACATGTTGTCCAACAGCGGCAAAAACTTGGTCGATGATGGCTGTGAGCTTTGGATCTTCGTAGTTACTCACAGGTTTTCCACCGCGAGCCTGCGCAACATAGCCATTCATGCGGTTCAAGTACCACAAGGTCATATGTTGCTTGATGTGCTCGATGGCGTGAGGTGTGAATTGCGGTGCAAAGAACGGGTTGGAGCCGTATGCAGGGTCGTTTGCAAACTGCAAATGGGCCTGAATGTGGGCAATGTGGTCTTGCTGGATGTATGCATAGGCTGGTTGACCAATCGACATCGCCGCATTCTCGTCTGCCACGGTGCGCATCTCGGGTGCAGGCACGTCGATCATGATCTCGTTGATGGCTGGAACCTTCAACTGCTTCAAGAACCGCTCGATGACCTTCTTTTTGTTGAAGACATCAGGGTTGTTCTGCATCAACTGCATAACAGCCTGCATCTGAGCCATGCGCTGGGTCTCAGAGAAGATGTGCGGGTCGCTGACGGGCACAACATCGGTGTTGGTGGCAAAGTCTTGGCGAGTGATTTCCAAGTCGGCAACCACTTCGCCCTTGCGTTGTTCGTCCAAGTACCAGCGGTTCAGGCGTCCGAGGATCTTCAGCACCCGGCCTTGGCTGTCGTGCAGGCGGGCGTGGATGGCTGAGAACACCACAGCGCCTTGCTCGATCAGGGCTTGGGTTGTGCCCACGGGCATATTGGAGTTGGCGTCAGCAATCTTCTCTTCGGCGGTGGTTACCACGCCCTTGGCGGCAGTATCCAGCCATCCCAGCAACTCAAACAGCACCTGTGAAGGTGGGTTGAACGGCATAGGCATGGCTATTTTGCGGATGTCGTCCACGCCGGGAGCGCCCTCGATCTCAGCCACTTGGGTGACATCGACCTGCTGGGACTGACCAGAGATCTTGGCTCCCTTGAGCTTGAGCATGGTCGCGGCGTTGTTGATGTGCGCAGAGTCCAGCAGGGCACGCAAAGAGCCTGTCAGGGCGGCACTGAGGCCGCCAATCAGGTGAGGCAGGCCAATGGCATACACGCCACGCCACGGGATGAATTTGAACTCAACAATCCAGTCCAGCTTGGTGAAAGTCTCGTCGTCGTGCTCCCAATTGCGATACAGGCCGACCACGTCCGTGCTGTTCTTGTCGATCATCAGGATGTAGGGGGCAGACTCGCCTTTGGAGAACTTGTCGTCCTCAAGCTCCAACCATGTGTAGATGTGGAAGACTTCGCGCACGCCGTCGTCGTTGTCTTCCCATTGCTTTCCTTCGATCTTGTAGTTTGCCTTCTGAGCGGCGGTGGGCGTAACTTCTTGGGAGGCTTTGACAATGTCGGTGTCGCGGTACATGCCGCTTCTGACCCGGTTCTTGTATTCCCATTGGGTAATCTCATTCACGTCCACAGCACGCTGGGCGGTGTAGAAGTTGGTTGCCGCAAACGGCAGGATCACACGGTCAATCGGAAGAAACTCAACGCAGGGGCGCTTCTTGTTGTCGTCGTACCAGATCTTGAGGTATTGAGAGCCGCCAAGGGGCAACTGAGTCAGCAACTGCTCTTGCTCGTCGCGGAACTCCTCGATCTGCTCGGTGATCTGCCAGTTCATGTAGTCGCGCTTGCGCTCAGCCCGCTCGGTCTTTTCGTCGTCAACCTTGCCCATGATCTTGGTGCGCACGGGGCCGTCAGGTGGAAACAACTCTTTCATGGCCCGTGCGGCAAAGTCCACACAGCCTTCAGCCATGGCAGGGTGCACTACCTTGGATGCCCCCATGAAGGTAGCGCCACCGGGGGCGTCATTGCCCATGCCAGTGCGTTTCAGTCCCTCTTCGTACTTCTTGTCGCGTTCTTTGCGGGCTTCTTTGTCCTTCTCCAATAACTCAAGGTAGCGCATGGAGATGCTGGACAGCTTGAACTCGTCGATGGTGTCTGCCAAGTTCTCGTAGAAGTCTGGCTCTTCCTCGGGGCCCTCGATGTCTTCCATGGTGACAATGGCTGAGCCGTCAGGCATCTCCTGAACTTCGGTGCTCATCTCAGGCAACTCGACATCCATCGAGCCGTCTTCATTCTCAATTAAATCATCCATGTCTTACTTTCTTTTGGAATATCGCTTGGCGTCCATGAGTTCAAGCATCATGGTGTCTTTGCTGTGATTGTATGCAACACGTCGTGTAGAGCCACCTTTTTTCATTTGGGGCGGCTTGATGGCGTTCATGGCTTGGCCTTGGGGCGTCATCTGGAGGATGTTGCTTGGAGGTTGTGCTGGCGCTCCTTGGGGTGGCATGCCTTGTGGAGCGGGCGCACTCTGCTGTGGCATTTGTGGAGCCTGCGGTGGTTGCTGAATGCCACCTACGGGGAATGAGTTGGACATGGGAGCGCGGGGCATGATAAACGCTTTGACATCCATGTCGGGCGCTTCCTCCACGCCTTTGTCCTTGATGATGCTCAGCAAGCCGCCGTCAGCCATCTTCTTGATCTTGCCGCCCTTCTTGTAGCCAAGGCGCTTGCGCATAGCTTGCTCGTATTGACCCATCTGGTTGATGTACTGCTCGTCAATAGGCTCACGAATGATGCTCATCTTCGCCATGTTGAACGGCTCAACCTTTTTTCCCATAGACGCAATCTGAGTTACGGCGCGGTGATATGAGCGCGGGGCCAAAATTTGGAATGGAGTCGTGTATCGCGTCTGACCGATGGTTTGAGACGGAATGTCGTGACCATAGGTTGGGTGAGGTGACAAGCTCTTTTTCAAGTTGCCCTTGGGATCGAACTTGATCACAGCGTTGCCGCCAGCGCCAGTTTCGATGTTGCGCAGTTCAGGATGACTTGCGGCAAAAATCACATCATCCAGACGCTGAGTGCCGCCGGGCAGATACTTCTCTTTACCAATCAGGCTGATGATCTTCTTGCGCATGTCAGAACTCAGGTGAGCGTGTGCCATGACATCGGCAGGGTTCTCAAACCCGGGGAAAGATGGGTATGGGCGATGCTTCTTGTTCGTGGTGGTTTGCACCTCGCGCATCAAGTGGTTCAGCATGTTGCGCTGTTCATCAGTCAGGTTGTGCAACTGCGAATGGGTCATCAGGGCATCTAAGAAGTGAACGGCGTGGTTCAGCGACTCAGGTGTCATCTTGTGGTAGTGACCGTAAATCTCGCGGCTTGGATCTTCCTTGGCAAGCTTTTGCACGACATTGAACATGCCACGGCTTGCGCCAAGGTCGCTGGCCCATCCTGCTGGATGACCATAGCCACCGTACATATAGCCGCCATACATTGGCACTTCACTGGACAACTGCTCGCCACCAATGCCTCTGAGGTATTCGCCAGCCTTGGGGTACTCCATGCTGTGACGCTCATTGGTCTCGTCATGCGGTACAAGGCCACCAATACTTGGGTCGCCCGGCACGCCGACGGTGAATGCATTCTTGCCCAGTTTGGAATAGTCGATCACAGGCAAGTTTGACTTGGGGCCGCCGCTACGGATGTCCACATGCAGGTTCTGCTCTCGCGCCAACTGTTGCAGGGTCTTGTTGTTGGGGTTATCCAAGCCAGCCATCTGGCGTGTAATGCGCTCAGCATGGGCCTCAATTTCCTTCTTTGATAGCGCGGGTGCAGGCGCAAAATGTAAAGGCGTTGGTGGCTTCTTGGGTTTTTTGGCCTTCTTGTTCATTATCTCTAATTGCATTTGATCCATGTCACCGCCATCTGCCATGTGCACCTTGCCACCTTGTGAATACAAGGGCAGGCCATTTGCTAATACGTCTTTTCGCATCTCTTCTGTAATGGGGAAGTGGTGCAAACCGACATTCTCTTGATGATATGAATACTTGTCTTTTGCCTCTTCTGGCAATCGAAAGTAATCGGCATTGACTAAATTGTCATTGCGTAAAGCTTCTATAAATTCTTCGTCTGTTCTTTCGCGGCCTTTTTTAGCCAGAGGCATTCCATGCAACTGAGTCTTTACGCCGTACTTCTTGCCAATGCTGTTAAGGATGTTGGGGACTTTTTTGTCGTAGAAGGCTTTCATGCCTTCGCCGCCGATTTGCAAATCAAGGTCTCTCAAAATTCCTTCTTCATTTTCATGACTTTGAATTTTGTCGGCAATCTCTTTTCCAAACATTTCGGAAATTTTGTTAATGTCACCACGTTCAACAGCGCCGATTGATCTTCCGTTGTTAAAAGCATCTGCGCTGTATTTATTGTCTCCATGTTTTGTGAAGCGAATTCCTTCAACATGCTTTGCCAAGCTGTAACGGTCTGCCTGCTCTTCGCCGGGAGTCACCACAATGCCGTGGTAGCCCTTTTCTGCGGCATGGTGGATCAGACGCTTGAGCGCCATCTCTTCCCAATTCTTTTTGAATGGGGCATCAGGCACAGCTTTGTATTTTTTTGACAACTGATCTCTAAGTGCTTTGCTTTCGTCGATTTCAGCAGATGTTCCAACACCTCTACGAATCTTTTCTCCAAGCTCCTCTATCCTTGCTTTTTGCTCAGGCGTTAAGTCCGGCACATCTCCTTTGTAGCCATGTTTGCGTCCTTCTTGATGCCAGTCAGACTGCAACTCCTCAAGGTGCAACATCTTTTTGTCAGGGCCACGGCTCTGCTGGATTGATAGCATGGGTCGAATGGACTCGGGCATGCCTTGCATTGCCGCTTGCGCTTCTTCTGCGGTTGCGTAGTGCTGAGACTTGTTGCCAGACCTTTTGTTGATCAGTGTGTAGCCCATGTCGCCGGGGACAGTGCGGTCTTTCAGACGCATGCTGGCAAGGATGCCGGGCTCGCCACCAAAGTGACTGCCGACACCCTCAAACACCTCGGGGGTGCTCTCGTACTTGTTTCGCAACTCATCCATCTGACGCATGATGGCTGAACGATTCTCTGGCGCGGCTCGACGAAGTTTGGCATCCAATTCAAATCGTTTCTCATCCATGCCTGCGCGTTCATCAGGCAACTTGATCAACATCTCGCGGTAGTTCTTGCCGCCGGGTAACGTCCACTGGCGATGATGTGTTTGATTGTCTGGGCCGTAATTGCGCTCTTCAGGGGTCAGGTAACGAGGGTCATCTTCACCTTCATCTTCGTCGCTCAACACCTTCTCACGGATGGCTGGCGTAGGTCGAATGGCAAGGTTTGCCATGAACTGGTCGTGAGTCATGCGAGGCATGCCCATAACTTCATTGAGGCCGCGCTCTTGGATCTCAGTGGGCTTGATGCCAGTGATGCCCATGAGTTCCTTCATGAACTCTGCGCCTGTGCCCACCTTGCGCTTCAAACCCTTGGCGGCTTTATCAACAGCAGAGTGCAGTGGCTTTCCTTCGCCGACCAGCTTCTTCATAGGGGGCGCTCCTCAATATCTAAGTGGTGGGCGTGGGTAACTCTGCCGCCGCGAGCCAGATCAACTCGGCCTTTGATGGCTGTCTCAGGGATGCGGAACTCTGACCAATTTTCTGGAGAATGTTCAAGCCTTACTCTATACCCAGCCTCATGCGGTGTGCGCATGGTCTTGCCAGTGGCTGGGTCTTTAACAACCTTACTGCCAATGCCACCAACTCTTATAGGGTCGTTGCCAACCATTACACGAGAAAGAATTTTCAATGGAGGTAAATTCCTTCTGGCGCTGTCTTCTGTAAACACATGATGCCCCACATCGTACTTGAAGGGCGTGGACTCAATCATGTTCTGCATGTCAGCCGCACGCTTTCTGATGTTGTCACCCAAGCTTGTATGGAAGTCTTGCAGGGTCGTGAGGTTTTTCTCAGCCATTGGAGGATTGGAGCCAGATGCCTTGGCAATAGCCTTGCGCATTTCTTCCACGGTTAAGTTGCCACCTTTGTTCATGTGAACATCGCCGCCACCAGCCAGCCCAAAGTCCTTGCGCTTGCCGTACACGGGGTTCTTTGCCAGCACGAGTGGGCCGATTTGAACAACGTGCTCGGCATGTGTAATTGGCTTCTTGGTGTTACCACGGTGATAAAAGTAATCCCGGCGGCGAGGGTCGTAGCCAACTTGGACATAGTCAGGATGGCTCAAATGCTGTTGCATGTGGGCGACGGCCTCATCCTCGGTCATGGGCTCCCACTCGCCTTTGATCTTGGCAAAGGGTGACTTGTTGGCCTCGCCAGTAGCCACACGCTGGGCTTTGGATGCGCCGGGATCAAACACGGCATTCCTGACGGACGACACAGGGCCGTAGGCCACGCCGCCATTGTCCTCATCATGGATGGAGTTGACCCACACGCCATGGTCGCTGTAAGCGGGGATGTCGAGTCTCAGGCCAACATTGCGGCCCGGCTCCCACTGGTCGGCGGCACGCCACTTGGGGCGCTTGCTTTCATGCAGGGCGCTCAGAGCCTCCTCGTCGGTAGCAGGGCGGGGGATGGATTCGTAGGGCTTGACGGGCTTGAGCTTACTGACGGTCTTGTCGTACTCGGCTCGGGTGATGATGCCTGCCAGCAAAGCCTTGGCGGCGGTCTCAAGCTCAGGGATCTTGTCGTCTTTGCG